AGTACCAATCGATAGCGAATTTGCTGGACCCGTCGCTCCCGTCGCTCCCGTCGCTCCCGTCGCTCCCGTCGCTCCCGTCGCTCCCGTCGGACCTGTTGGACCTGTTGGACCTGTTTGACCGGTCGCCCCCGTTGGTCCAGTCGGTCCGGTCGGACCAGTCGGACCCGGTGAACCGGCGACAGCAAAACGGGCTCCGTTTGCAATTACGGTTGTCGCGGCGGCGTTCGTCGCTGTGCCGTCGTTTTGCAAGACGATGGTCGTCGCGTCGGTGATCGAGACAATGCTGAAATAGGCTGAGTTCGTGCCGTCACTGACAAAACATTTCATGCTCGTCGCGAGCGACGCGGTCGAGGCCACGCGGGCCGTAACATTGGACCCGGCTGCGGGCATCGTGAGTGCCGCAATCAGGTTTGTTGTTCCGCTGGTTGCCATTAATGCCGCGAACATAAATATGATTCCTGCGTCAATTTTCACAGCGGGAAGGCATCGCGTGAGCGACCGGAACCCTCTTCATTGAGAGGGTGCGTGAGGGGGTTTCTCACGCGATGCAAAATCGGTTGAACGTTTTGAATAGTTGCGACTTAACTGGACACGATCCCGTAGAACTTTTGAAATTCAGTGACGAACAACTTTGCCGAAACCAACACATCAGCGTTGGCCTGGTCGCGGTCTTTTGTGGCTTGAACAACCACCGCCTGAGCGGCGGAAATGGCGGCGTTGGCCTGGTCGACCTTGGCCTGGGCGTCAATCGCTCGGGCCTTGTCGGCTTCGAGTTTATCGTTAAATGGCTTGAGTTCTGGTTCCATTTATCGGCCTTATCTAGTGGTAGGTTTCAAACGCGAACGACAAGAACAAGACGGCGGGGGCTTCCGAAGACGGAGCGCCCCGGCCACCCTTGTTCGCTGCGATCAGAACACGAGTTGCATGGTGACAGATGCGGAACTGCAATCACCAGACCCGCTATTGACCGCTCGGATCGCGATGTATCGCTGAGTGTTGCTGGCTGGCTTGAAGCGGAAGGAACTGGCGGCGGCTCCAGCACCACCGGCCCCGGTTTGCGTCATGCCGTTCAGGTCGACTACGGTCGGGTTAGACATATTCGCGTTTGCACTGGTCACAACCGAATATTGAATCGTCTGAGTGTTCGGCAATTGCGTGACGGTCAACGCCGGTGCCGACACGAGCAATTCGCCATTGGGTAAAAACTGGCTGTTCGCGTCGGTTTGCAGGTCGATGCCTGCGGACGTGACCGTATTGGCACCAACGGGCAACGCCACCGACGTTATTAAGAGTGCGTCGCCAAGTAATGGACTGGGCATGGTTTATCCTTCCACAAATGTTTTGATTTGAAAATTCATTTTCGAAAGGACCAGGGCGAGGCATCGCCCCGGTCGTGTGTCACGTCGAAATCAGACAAGTTCATTCAATCGCAAAGAACGAGTTGGAGCGATTGGAATACCGCTGACGGTCATGGTCGGGGTTGGGGCTGGAGTACCGAGCGGGTTGAACGTGGTCCGTGATTCCCGCAGTTGTTCGAGCAATGCCGGGTGCATGAAACAAACATCAGGACGACGGTACATGGCCGATTCGGCTTGAGCCAATAGGTTGTCGGTCAATGTGTGACCAGTTTCCTGCGTGACGTTTTTGATGCGGAAAATCGAACGCACCGAACCAACCTGAACGCCGGGGTAAGCGAGCATTTCCTGTACGTAGCCAGTGACTGGACCGGTTTGGACTGGGCTCGTACCAGGTATCGGCAAATAGATCGTTTCGACTCGCTTATCGGGGATCGTCAATGCCCCGTTTTTTCCGAAGATCCATTGCACGTCGGTCACGCCGAATTTAACGAACCACACCGATCCGTTGATTGCCGTGCCGACGGACGGATTCACGGTCGCACCACCGCCAGCGGTTCCGCCAGCGTCGAGCGTAAACGGTGCTGTCACGGCATCGATCAAACCCGGATGGCCCTTACTATCGCCAGTTCCGCGACCGTAATAAAACTGGGCTCCTAACGATTGCATCGTAGCTTCCATCATCGCCATTGCTTCGTCAGCAATGTATGCGTCCGGGCCGTCTTCGCTGCGATCCGCGACGGCCTTATCTGCTTGCCAGCGAGGGTTAATGATAAAGGTTGACACGAGACGGTTTTCGTAGATCGAAGCGCCGAGTGTGGCTGGTTCGTTCGCGTTACGAAACGAGACTTGAGGGTTTTGGACGCGTACCAACGTTTCGTAGTTGATACCGTCGATGGTTCTCACTGCGCCAACACCAGGCAGCTTCGTGCCGTCCCAGTTGATGCCCGAGATTTCCGGGATCGCTTTCGACGTTTCCTCGATCAGCGGAATTGCTCGGTCGCGACCGTTGCGGATAGCCATGTCGAGCAGTGTTGGATAACTTTTTGCCATGTTGGGGAGTCCTTTGAAAAGGTGATTCCCCGTCGCAGATCAATCGTTGAAGTTCCTCGCAGGTGCCGGGCGGTGGCGAACCGTTTGCCCCGGCCTCCTGCGACGGAGTACGCAAAATTTCGAAAGGTGTTATTTGTTGGCCATCGCGAATCGCGTGATTGGATCTAGTTTTTCATTTGCGGAACTTTCGACCGACTTATTGTTTTCATCGCGATGCTTGTCGGGAGCGACCGCACCGCTAACCGGTGCGACTCCTGATTTTGCGAACGCTTCGATTTTGGTTTTGGCGTCCGCCAATTCGGCTCGCAAATCCTTGTTGTGTTGACTCAACGCCGCTTCAAACGAGGTTCCCGCAAGGAAAAACTTGGCCCCCGCTTCGTGTCCAAATTCTTCGCAAAATTTGGCCAGGTTGGACGCGTCGCCGGTCGACGAACACTTGGTTTCAGTCTTGGACTTTTTCTTGCCGTTCTCGTCGCCCTTGTCATCGTCATTGGCGGAATCGTCTTCGGTCGATTTGCCGACGTCCGGTTCCTGATTTTCCGGCACGGGCTTTGAGTCGTCTTTTTTGGCGTCCTTCATATCGTCGTCGAGTTTCGTTTTGAGGTCGGTGTCTGGCATGGTTTTTATTTCTCCCTTGGAATGCACCGATAAACCTTTATCGGCGAGGTAACGTGACACGAATTGCTTGACTCGTTCCGTCGACAGTTCGGCACCTAACGCCGTTAGTGATGGAACGGTGTGTGATTTGGATTGACCTAGCAGGTAGTCAAGGAATTGATTGCCCTGGTCGAGTAGTTCGTTGGGGCGATGAAATAAGCCTTTGGGGTTGGCGGCGGGTTCGTCGACGACGTCACACGCGTGGAATTTATCGAGACGGGCGTGTGGCAGGTTGTTTAAATTGTCGGAATCCGGCGATTGAAAATTAACGATATACTGATCGCCGTAGTCGCCAGTTTCCCATTCTCCGCCGTGGTCAAGTTGAAATTGCGTTTCGGCGTCTACGTCGTGCTTGAATACAATCGAGGTGCCAAAATTGAGAGGATCTTCGGTGGCCAGGGACATCACATACTCGGCTAAGTCACCATCTGGTGCTTCGTGTGCCGCGTGATACAATTCAAGATCGCCGCTTAATTGCGTGCCGTCGGTGGTGACGTTAGTAAACGTACCTAGCGACTTTCCCATGCCGTCCGAACAAAGCGAAGGGTGAGTAAAACGAGACTTGAGTAGCTTGCCAGCAGTTGGAGCGGCCTCGGCCAGTTGTTCGAGAAACGTTTTGTCGATCCAGAAACCATGCCCCAAAGCTTCACCGACGGAACACATGGATATTCCGCGAATCAATCCGCCGCCATAACGGCCTGCGGTGCGGTCAATCTGTTTCGCGTCGGCGTTGCGACTGGTCGAGGTGCGGTCGACTGAGGGAGCGTTAGCCAGGTGACTCATAGTGCGACTCCCGCAGGCAATTGAGAAAGGGGGCTCGATCCGACCTGGTTCGGGTCGGAATTGATTTGAATGAAATTCATCACCTTGGGATCGAGTTTGATGTCGTTATCGATCAGGAACTTTTGCTGTTCTTTCAGTCGCAGCATGTCCGCAAACCAATCGCGTCCGGTGCGTTCGAGGTAGACATCCTCAAACGTGGCCAAGCCTCCGGCGATTTGTTGCAGGTCCGCAGTGACTTCTTGGACGGGGTTCCAGTACGGGATACCAGCCGGATGCCAGTGATAAGGGATCTTGTCAAGTCTACCATTGGCAGGCAGACGCAAGCGACCTTCGGCCACCCAACGGACAATCAACCATTGCGTGAGCGGGTTGAGGATGTTTTGTCGCAGGTTTTTGCGTTTGTACTTACAGGACTCAATGTACATGATCAATTGAGCCCGGTTGCCGAAAAAATTAGCCAAACCCTCGTCGTAAAAGCACAGTGGCAGGTCTAAGGATTTGAGAGCAAAACCGATCGTCGATTTAAAGAATTCAAAAGTCTCAATAGATGGGCTATTGTCGGTCAAAAACTTGACGTCTTCGCCGGGGTCCATCTCCAGTTTAAACGGACCTTTTCCTAGTTCGACTTCGTACTTTGCTGGCGTGGTTGGTGCGAGCAAGGTGCCGTCAGGTGCGTATTGGGGAATCGTCGGCAGTTCGTAGTTATCGCCCAGTCCGTCCATCGCTTCACTGGTGACGATCATGCCGAACGCCGTACGTAGTTTTGCCGTGGCCTTGGTTAAGTCTTGCCATTCGTACGCGTCGATAAAATCAGCGAGCCCGGCAGTAATCAGGCCGATGCCTCGCACCTGGTCAGACCGTTCGTTGGGATAGTACGCGTGAAACAGTACGTGTTCGGCGGGCAGATCCACTGGGTTTACATAACCGCCGAACAACATTCGTTCCCAGACCTTGTACGACTTGGCCTTACCAAACTTGTCGAGTTCGATTCCGTGAACGCTGGTCGGGCTAATGCCAACACCGAGAACCCCTCGCAACCGGTCGCCCTCGATTTGTTGCAAGCGACCGTCGCTGACTTTGTTAATCAGGTGATCGCCTTCCAGGACGGCTCGGGCCTCGGTCATGCGGACGATGCGGTCGAGTGTATGTCGACCGGTGATATCGCACTGGTTGGGATCGTTGGAATACTCCTCCATCAAGTCTTGCACATCAGTATCGAAACGAGTTTTCGTTTGACAGGAAAACGAATGTCGCGAAACGAAATCGAGATGCTTTCCTACGGCCCAACGAGCAATCGCGAAATTTCGCATGGCATCGCGGGATTGCGCGGTAAGTTCTTGCCGCTGCGCTTGAAAAAGTTCGAGGTCTTCAGATCGCAGGTTACTCGACGCCTGTTTCCGCTTCGTGACGTCGGCAATGACGTCATAACCAAGCGCCGATTGAGCGGGCTCGTTCATGCGTTGCCAAATTGATTTTGCGGCGTCTAACCAGGCCATCAACTAATGTCCTTATCGCAAGCCAGAAAGATTAACGGAACTAATGCGAGGTCGCCTGATGTTTTGCGTGTTGTCTTCGGCGCAAAGGACGTGCAATTCTTTCCGCAACGATTCAAGGTCGTAAACAATCGTGGTGCCGTCGACCGTCGAGGACGTGACGCCGCTGGACAAGATGGCACGGATTGCGGCGATGCGGGCGGTATTGTCGGCCATAGACGTCCTGATTGGATTTTTCGCGTACGATAAAAAACCTTTTGGCAAAGAGATTGTTCGGCCAGTCGGCGCGGCTTTTATGCGTGCGGAAATTGTGTTTCCCGATTAATTCCGAAAATCAATCATCTTCCGATTCGAGCAAACGTAATCGCCGATCTTTGCGACGTTGACCGCATTTTTTACATTCGGTCGGTCGAAACTCGACGCAATTGAACGGCTGCCCGGTGATCGGGCTGATATGGGTGTACGATTGCGGATAGCGAATTACGACGCCGTACTCCGTGCGGTCGGTCGATCCGCAACGGTTACAGGCGGTCTTGACGTCATCGACGATGTCATACTTATTCGTTTTCGCCCCTTCGGGTCGACCGGCTTTTTTGGCCATGAGATTTCCTTTGGTTAAATGTAGGACGCTTTTCGTGGTCCGCGACGACGTGACATCGGCGCTGCTTTAAGTCCCGAGTCTTTGAGTGACACACCACCACACATATCGGCCAGCACGGCACAACCGACGGTGCAATCGAACCATTCGTTGTCGGGTCGACTTGGTTTCAACACCCAAAAATCAATCGAACGACCTGATTTTTCGTGCTTCATCCGCGTGACGGATTCCGACGTTTGATGGTTGCCAAACGTCGTGTGATCGTGTGGGTCAAGTCCCCAGAGATACAACGCACCTGGTTCACTAGGCCGATAAGCCGGGTCGTTGCGAGGTCGTGGGTTGGCGGCTCGCCATCGGTTGGCAATAAACGATTTCCACCAGTTGGTGTCGATCCAGGTGATTGATCCGCCGCGAACTTTCTTGTCTCGTTTCTCACACCAGTTCAAACCGCGTCGCAGTTCGTCGTCTTGTTTTTTACGTTCGCCGAGAGGTTGGTCAGCCGGTCGAAGTCCGAGCCCCATTGAGCAACGAAGCACACGCGACCATTTGGACGACTTGACCCAACTTCGAATCGGGATCGCCGAATCACCGTCGGCGACGTCGACAAACGCGGCGGTGATCGCATGTGATCGACCATCACAATCGAGCCATTCGCGGCCTAACATCTCTTCGCATAGGTCGGATAATCCGGCTCGCCAAATGGCCTCTTTGTTTTTGAGCGTCTTATATTTTTTTCCGAGTGTGTTATTGAGTTTCTTTTTGGACAGATCAAACCGCGTGCGTTGTTCTGGCCAGCAACCGTAGTCGATCACATGCCCCGCAAAATCCGCCGTCCACGCGACGACGCAAAACCAAAATGAATTGTCCTGAGTGTCGATGAACGAGGTGATGCGGACCGTGTTGCCAGGTACTTCTCGGTGTTTTAGTCCGTTGAGTTTATGAATAATGTCCTTGGCCGTTAGCTGGTCTAGTTCATCGTTCGGCTTGATCGGTTCGGACTGACATTCTGCCGAAAACACATCTTCGCCATCGTCGATCAAAAAGTTGTAAGCGTGCTGGATGGCGGACAGTTCTTGCTCGTGGTCGTAGCAATGCTCCCACGACACGAGACACCCCGCGTCCATATCGTTGCGGTGCGTCACGTAAAACTGATTGGCTTCGGCGTGGGCTCGTTCCTGGTCGCCAGGCATCGTCGGGTCAAACGATTTGCGAATGCGAGCATATTCACCGAGCCAAAGTGTCTCGTGATTGTCCGACCAGCGGGACACCATCTTGACTGTTTCGCCTTGCCAACCGGGATACTGCAACGGGTCGCGGATACGGTCCATCAAATCGTCAGGTTGGATAATCGTGCCATTGACTACACACGCGATGGTGGAACCGTGGCCACCAAGTTTTAGCACCGACTTGGAAAGAATATCCAAACGTTTCTTCACTTGCATCGGGGACACGGCGGATTGGTCCGTTTGCAAGTCGTCGCCGATCACCAGGTCGGGCCGCTGTTGTGTACCGTCGGCTCGTCGGTGCCCAAGACCGCGAATGGAGGAGGTGATTCCGCGCGTGACGATAATGGCCCCGGACGACTTAGAGCCCGCAACCGTCGGTAGCACGATTCGGTCTTTTGTCCATTCGATATGGGTTAATTCTCCACAACAGGTTTGCGAGGCACAACGCTGGTTTTTGCCTTCGAGGGCCGTCACAGCTTGGCAGATTTCTGGGAAATCGGCTTGCAGAAGTTCGTTAGTTTCCAGTTCGGCTTTAATTGCGTCGAGCAGGTCTTTAGCCGCTGAACGATTGGCGGCAACCAGGACAACAAACATCCGCCAGCCGTAAGCGATCACCCAAATACAGACATTGATGCAAATTGTCGTTTTGGCGAAGCCGCGAAACACCAGATTGAAAAAACGTCCTCCTGATTTAGCACCGGTTTCGATTCGTTTGATCATTCGGCGATGGTCGTCAGAAAACGGATACTTGCCTGTAGTGCCAGGAAAGTAAGTTGTCAAAAACGCATGGGCATCATGGCGGCAACGTTCGCGGCGTGCGGTATCTTGTACCGGTGCGATTGGACCGATTTCCGCGACCGATTCGAAATCGTCGCGGGATTTTTGGGCCATGCGGTTGCGGTGCCGCTGCGCTGAGGATTGTTCGCGTTCGGCCACAATCACCGCCGTTCGATCAAGTTGGCGAGTTCTTCGCGGCTGGTGCGAGCGAGGATTCTCGGCAAAAGATGCGTGATCATTTGCGACACGCGTGATTGAGATACGCCGAGTTGTTCGCCGATTGACAGCATCGTGTGCTGGTCGCGAAAGTGTAGCAATACGATCAGCCGTTCGCGTTTGCCGAGACCTCGGCAAACTTCCTTCCAAAACTGAATTTGTTGATGGTCGATTTCCGGTTTTGCGGTCGGGTCGGGAATTCCTCGTTGATCAGGATCGCGTCCCGCAATCACCAATTGTTTGACTTCGCGAACGTGGTGGTTGGGAGTTTGTTTTTGTTTTTGCCGTTCGAGTCGTGGTGCAAAATCGAGTTCTCGCAAATAGTCCGAGAACGCTCCGCGAATCCGCAATCTGGCGAACGCCATGAACCTGATCCGTTTGGAGCGGTCAAACCGTTCAATTTGGTCAATCAATGTTTCGAGTGTGGAATTGGCCAGGTCACGCCAATCACACACGGTTAATAGCCGGGACTTGCTCCAAAAATCGTACGCCAGTTTTTCGATGACGGGCCAGTAGTAGAGAACCAATTCATTGCGATCATGCAACGAATGAGAGGCGTCGTAGCGGTCCCACAAATTGGCGTCGTCGAGCATGGTCAAACCCTTGCTACGCTAATTTTGGACGTTACTGCACCGCGTTTCCCTGGTACGTCGACAACTACGGCGGGCAGTTCGGCGGCTTTGAGTGCGGCGACTTCGTCAAAGACTTTTGTCAGTTCCGCGTTGTCGGTGATTTGGCATGGATCGACGGCTTCGAGCAATTGTCGTAGACGTTTTGGCCCGACGGATAACGACTTGAGAACCGCACAAAATACAGACATCGTGGCGAGCGACAATTGAGCGGGTTTTTCGTAACTGGTCGCATCGACCGCCAAACCTTTTTGCAGGTTGCCAGTCAGCCTGATCGAGACGTCGACATTGACGTTGTCGCCTGGTGCGAGTGAGTCTTTCGCCTGGTCAAGCTCTTTGCCTTTAATGGCAGTACCAATAGCGACAATCTCAGCCGGTGTAAGTGGCTTCATGTGTTGATTCCTCGAATTTTTGCGGAAGTTTTGTTTTGACCAGAACGGCCAGGGCGGGAAATCAGGCGGGCGAAATAGGACCGACGTGAAACAATTTGTCGAGTGGATATCTGACGCCAGGCGGTGAATACCTGATGCGGGCGGGCATGC